CCCATACCTGCGCATAAGTACTCCAGGACTGCGTCCGCTGTCCCGTGTTAGAGCTTACACTTTCGGTGTAGCTCTCAATCGTTACCAGTTCGTCAAACTTGCCCGCGTCCATTAAATAAAGAAGTCTATTTTATAGGGATCAAGTAAGTAATGCAAGCCAAAGTCTAGCGGCTTCATTCCTGAGCTGCTCGTAATGGCTGCACGGTTATCGTAATATTGACCGATTAACAAGAGCGCCGCGTGCTTTACAGCGGTCGGGAACTTATTGCCCTGGTCAGTCGTTTCGCTAGTAAGCTCGAAGCCTTCTACTAGCTGTACTATGTATTTAGTCTTGGCGTCCGTCAAGCTAGGCGGGGCAGTATTAAAGAAAATATCGCGGCCATAGTTACCCATCGGGTCGGGTGCGTCTATCCAGTCGGCAGCGTCAAAAGCAGTAACAGTGTTCGCGTCGCTTATGTAATTGACTGAGGTAAGGCTAAGCACTCGGCTAGGGATGCGCAAATAATTCCCGCTAGGCTGTTGCAATCCGTTTACAGGGTTAACAATAGCAGCGAGGCCAGTATACCCGTCGAAGCCGTAGCGCACAGAAGACTTAACAACATTATACCCTAAGTAATTACCGCAGGCATCTAGGGCCATAGTAATAAGCCCCGTAATATAGCTGTCATCTGCTGAGCTAGTAACGCGCAGGTGCGACTTAGCTTCTGAGAGGCTAATATAGTCCGTAGCTGTGTTTACGTTGCTTATTGTGCGCTTCCCTGTTATCATTTTTTAACCTTTTTAGCGGGCTTAGGTTCCTCTACTTTGGCCTCTTCGATTAACTCAACAGCGCCAGCTTCTAGCAATAGCTCGGCTTGCTTGGCGTCCATTTCTACAATGTCACCAGGGCCATAGCACAGGTTAAACTGCCCGCTCGCGTTAATCAAAAATTTAACTTTAGCTTTCATAAAATTAGCCCTCGGGGGCGAGAATTAACCACCCCCAAGGCACTAGGATTAACCCCCTAGCGGGTTTAGAATTAGGCGTCGATGTCTTTGATGACAGCGAAAGCAGTAGGCTGGAGCAAGTTGCAATCCAAGTAAGAGTTAAGCACAATGTTGGTCAAGCCAGCAGTTGCACCGCTGTAAGGATCTACTGTCAACTCCATACCACCCCAAGAGGCCAAGGCCATTTTAGAGAAGTCTCCAAAAATCATAGCGCTCAAGTCAGAGGCAGTACCTTTAGACAAGTTGCTAGGCACGTTAGTAGTGAAAGCAGCAGCGTAGCCGTTCAACTCATTAGCACCTGAAGGCATAATGAAGTTACCCTCTACACCAGAAGACTGGCGGGGAGTAGTTTGCAAAGCGGCTTTTACTAGAGGGTTAGTCAAGTAAGCAACACCCTCGCCGTTAGCGTTTTCTACGGCTTTCATCAAGTTAACAACGTCAGCCCAAACAGCAGCAGCGCCGTTAGCGTTTACAGAGTTGTTAGCAGCGCCACCAGCGTAAGCTACGTTTACAGAAGCGTTGGCAATAATACCCGTAGGCTCGTTAGTTCCACCGCCTTTAATAGCGGCCTTTTCCATCTCCTGAGCCATAGCGGTAATCAAGAAGTTACGCACATACTGGTCAATAGAGTTTGAGCTTTGGAGCATCAACTGGTTAGAAACCTGGATGAAAGCAGCCAAACGCTTGGGGCTGAAAGTAATTTTAGAGAAGGCAGGGCTTTTCTCGGTAGCGGTACCGTTCTCAGTATTCCAACCAGCGGCGGGCTGGGTGCTTGCGGTTGGCATGTCCAAGTTGCCAACAAGGCCATTCAACTGCTGAACGCCCAAGCCACGAAGAACAGTCTTCGGCAACAATACGTCAATGATTCCGCCAACGTTGGTCTGGATGTTAACGCCACCCTGGTCGCCACCAGTTCCGCCAGTTGCAGTCATATCGCGTTTGAAAACCTCAGAAGGAATCAAAACAGAGTGAGCGGCAACAGAAACGCCAGAGCGTTGGAACTCGTCGGCAGCGATTTTAGAGAATTCAGCTTCTACACCATCCTTACGGCCAGTAGCGGCCATTTGTACGGCACGCTTAAAGCTAAACTGCTCGCTCATTTTAGAGCGCTCTTTTTCCTCAGAGTAAGAAGCTCCGCCGCTCAAGTTAGCAGCTTCGGCAGCGCGAGACTGCAATTTTTCCAATTTAGAAACCTCAGAGCTAATAGCGTCCAAGCGGCTGTCGATTTCGTCCAAACGGGCGCTCTCGCTGTCGCTCATTGAGCGGGCTTCTTTTTCGATGTTGTTTTGCAAGGTTTGCAACTCACTTACCAAGCGGCCGCGTTCCTCTTTCAAAGCTTTAATTTTGTTCATTTTATAAGTGTTTTAATTGTTTTCTTTATAAGTTTTTATATCTAGCCAGGACTAGCTTAATAACGTCGCTGCTAGCCTCGCTTTTTTCTGCGTCGATTAACTCGCGCTCATCTTTAGCGGCTTGCAAATCGCGAGCGCTTACTGCTGTGCCTTCGTATGCTGGGTAAGTTACAGGGCTAACGTCATAAAGGCGCTCTATCTTGTTAATAACGCGCATACCGTTTACGCCGTACTTCTCAGAGCTACGCCACTCGCTGCCTCCTTTGGGTACGGTAAAGGCAAAGGAGCTTTGCGTAATGTCGCCGCGCATAATAGAACGAACCCAAGAAACGTGGGTAGGGTTCTCGTAATCAGGAGTAAAGGAGTAGCCTAGCTCGCCGCCTTCGGTTAAGAACACCTTAGCCGTGCCGCTTGCTGTTCTACCTAGCACCTGGTTAGGGTCGTGGTTGCCCAATACCCGCACGTCGTCGCTCAGCACTTCGTTAAAAGCTCCTTCGCTAATAATCTCCTCGGCAAAGCCCAGGTCAGTAGCTTGATTAATTACGGCGGCTACCCCGCGCACCTCTACGGGAAGCTCTTGGCCTTCTTGCATTCGGGCCTCAATAGAACCTAAAAAGGCGCGGCGTTCTGTGTTATTACTCATTGCTTAAGCTTGTGTATTATTGTTATTCCCGTCGGGGTTGTTATTCTTAAGTGCAGCGCTAGTAAGCTGGTCGATCTTGGCCTGCATGTAGGCGTTAATTTGCTCAGCTGGCATAAGGTTTGCCTCAATCAAATAAGAGTCGCCACCTTCAAAGCCGTTTGCGTCTTCAAACTGGCGGGCCTCATTGCGAGACAGCCAGCCGCCGCGTATGCCTTTATTATAAAAGTCTGCGCGATCGTTAGCTGTTGCTCTCAGCAAGCTGTTAAAATTAAACTTAAAGTAATAGTTAATCTTATCGGCTTCGGTCAAAAGCTTGCGGCGCATTTCTTGCTCGATGTTAATAGCGTAAGCCATCAAAGTGCGGCTGTAAAAATCTTGGTACTCTTGTTCTACGCTAGACTTTACGCCGTCTTTGTTTGCGCCAATCATTGAAGCGGGAACACCAAAAATACGGGCAATCTCCTCAGCGCTAAACTGGCGCTCTTCTAAAAACTGCGCTTCCTCTGGGCTCATTGAGAGCTTCTCCATTGCTACCCCTGCGGGCAACACAGTCGAGCGGCTAGCTCCGTTAATTACGTCGTCTAGGCTCAGCTTCAGGCCTTGAGCCTGCTCTGGCTTTATCTGATGCTCGGACTTGAGCAAAAATTTAAGCGTCCCATTCTTATAAATGTCAGCGCTTGCACGAATAGCAGCAAGGTCAACACCTAACGTCTCTGCGTGAATTTGCACAGGGCTGCGGCCCTCTAGTACGTTGTCAACGCAAAGCCCTTTAAAATGCAGCATATCCACAGCGGGAACCAGCGTAGGGTACCCAGGAGCTGACACTTTGTAAAATAGTTGCCCGTCGCTTAAAATGGGCTTAACATAGTCGGCGCTAATCGGGTGAAGCTCAACAGCAATAAAACGCGCGTCTCGATTGATAAAGGCGTAAGCGTTGCCGCGAAGTGCGAGCTGCGCTACCTGGTACTTCAAAAAGTCGAATTTCGTCTGATAAGCGTTAGGCTCATTGATAACAGCGCTAGCGTAATGCGCACGGGCTACCCGCTTGCCGTAGTCCTGCTCTTCGTAAAGCTTAAGATCGAGGGCAGCAAGGCCGTCCGATATGACGCGCACGCAGGCGTGAACAGAGGCAATAGACAAAGCGCTGCGGGTGTTAACCGCTTGACCGCTAGCCGTCTGAGCGCCGAAAACATTAGTAAGGGCATTTAATAGCCAGTCAGCAGGAGCGCTCAAAGAGCTGCGCCTTTCTAACTTGCTGGGGCTAAAAAGCCTTTTTAGGCTAAACTGCATAGAGCGAAATTATACCTTCACGCGCGTAACGGGTGCAACTTTCTCGCATTGTTAGCGGTTTTCCTTTAGCCATCTGCTCAAAGTTGACCTAAAAACCCCGTAATCCTTAAAGCGTCTGCGGTTAAATATAGCAGCGTAACGCTCCTCAATCTTCTCGTAAGCTTCGGCGTAGGTCTTGCTAGTCGGCAGTTCCTTGTAAAATTCCTTTATAAAGTCGTCTTTAAAGGTTAGCCAAGCGTCTGTACGTTTCATTTTATCCCCCTTTTTGTTAAAATCCTAAATTGATATAAACCAGAAATCGCCCTCACCTTTGGCGGCTTCTTGCATATAAGTTCCTAGTGCCATTACAATAGACACAGGGCCGTCTACCTTATCACCGCTTTTGGCCTTGTCTATTTTGATATTATCGGCTGGGTCTCTTCTTAAAAGTATGTTACCCATTTGCCAGCGAGTTACTGGGTTGTTGCCGTGTTTAAGGCGGCCGACTTTAATAAGTCGCTCCAGCTCCTTAGTCGGGGCGCTCATAGAGACAAAGCCCTGGCCGAACGGGTAAAGCGTTAGCCCTTCATTCTGCAACTCGATTATAAGCTGAGAAGAGTTAAAACGGTCAAAAGCTATCTCTTTAATTTCAAACTGCTCAGCAAGGTCTAAAATGTCGGCCTTGATATAGTTGTAATCGGTTACGTTGCCCTCGGTTTCAATAACAAGCCCCTGACGCACCCAGTCTCTAATATTTGCGCCCGCTGTGTCGTTTCTTTTCTTTACTGCCTCCTCGGGTAAGTAATAGCGAGTAATAACGCTGTCCACTTCGGGAAAGTACAAAGAGAAGGCGCAGAAGTCGCCTGTACTAGCAAGGTCAAGCCCTCCGTAACAATCTAAGCCCGCAAGACTTGAGTAACTCAGCTCGGGCTGGTCTTTACTCCAAACTGCGTCAGAAATCCAAGTTTGCGCCGTGTCAGTCCAAACGTTTAGCAGCTTAGTCTTAAATTCGACTTCTTTATGCGTTAGTTCCTTAGCTTCGTTAATGCTCTGCTCTAGTTTCTTAGGGTAAACAGAGACACCCCAGTTAGGGTTAGCTTTTGCCCAGGTTTTCGGGTCTGTCCAGTCGTCGCCAGGATCAAGCGAGTAGATAACAGTAAAAAGGCTATCATCCTTAAGAGCACCCTGCAAAACTTGCGAACAGTATTGCCTATGCTTATAGCAAGGCCCCTCGCGGTTAAAGCCTGCGGTCGTAATAGTAAAAAGAAGCGGCTGCCGCCTGGCCCCCATTGAGTTATAAATTACATTATATAGCTCATCGTTAGGATGCGCGTGATATTCGTCAATTACGCAAAAGTGCGTATTTAGTCCGTCCTGCTTTCCAGGGTTCCACTCTAGAGGCTTAAAAAGATTATCCCCGTAGACAATCCGCCTATTATGTATTGAGTTCTGAATTACTAGCTCGTCCTTAAGCCAGTCCTGCGCTTGGCAAGCCCTGACACTTTCGCCAAAAACCATCATAGCCTGATCGAGTTTAGTAGCCGCAGAATAAACCTGCGCCCCCGCTTCGCCGTCGGCAAGTAAGCCGTAAAGCATTAAGGCGCTAGCAAAAGTAGATTTTCCGTTTTTGCGCGGGACTTCCACATAAGCACGCGAAAACCTGCGGGCTCCGTCTTTACCTACAAAGCCGAAAAGGTTGGCAACAATGAAAACCTGCCAAGGCTCTAGAATAAACTTGCGGCCCGCGGCTTCGCCTGTGGTGTGCGTCAAGTTTTGTATAAACTCTAGCGCGTGGTCGGCGAGTTTAGGCT